TACCGTTTTAAACGCATCATTGATCTCTGCCAATGTGAGTTTTCCATCGTCTAAAAAAGCCCTTGCCAGCCTTTCTACGACTGTTGCTACGCCTAATAGTCCTGCTAAGAATACTGCCTGCATTGTGTCAATTCCAACTACTGCACCAGCACCAAGTACTGATAGACCAGATGCTGCAAACACTGCTAAAATTCTCATCAAGATATTAGTCACTGCCTTTTGTGGGTGCTCCTTCTTAGGAGGCTCTACTATCTTTTTAGTTGCCATATTTAGTCCCCCTCTCTATTTCTGATCGGACTTGTGATTATCCAAAGAGCAGTTGTTGCCATAATTCCATAGCCAACAATAGTCTTTGCACTTCCGTCTAAAACAACCCAAGCAATAAACATACCAAGAAGGGTCCATGCTTGGTCTACCATATCTTTTAGGATATTCTTTATTATTCTTACCATTTTCTTCCTCCTCTTGAACCTGGTGAATTGGCTCCTGAGCCCCCACCAGAACTTCCTCCTCCAGATGTGCTACCACCTGTGGCTCCTCCTGTTGCTACTGCTGCTGCGTTAATTGCAGCACCTGTTGCTACAACTGTTGCTACAACCATATCTGTTGCTTCTTCTCTTTCTTCTTCAGTCATGTCAGCACCGATACTTCCAATTGCTGCAAGTGCTGCTCCTGGATCTGTAAATATTGCTTCTACCAATGCACCTGGATCTTCAACTAATTCAATATTTGCAGCAACTTCTGCAGTAATAACCAATGCATTTCCATTCTCATCTGTACGAACTTCAATTGGTGTTTCAGGTGGTAGGTCTGCATATGAAACTCCAGATGCCTGAACTTGTTCTGCTGATATTGATTCTCCAGGTTTAAGATTTTCAATTAATGCCTCAACAAGAACCTCTTTTTGTTCTTCAGTTAATTCTTTGCCGTCTTTTGCCTCTTCAAGTATTTCTTTTAATTCTTCTTCAGCAGCCTTTTCTTCTTCTGCTTCAATAGCCTCTTCTTCTGCAATAGCAGCCAATTCTTCTGCGATTTCTGCCTTTTCTTCTGCTATCGCTGCTTCTTTTTCTGCTATGGCATTTGCTATTTCTTGTTCCATAGCCTCTTGCTCTGCTGCAATTCTATCTGCTTCTGCCTTAGCATTTGCTTCTTCTTGTGCAATACGATCTGCTTCTGCTTGTGCTTCTGCTTCCATCTCGGCCTGCATTGCTGCTAACTCTGCTGCTATACGATCAGCCTCTGCATTTGCATCTATCTCTGCTTGTATTCTTGCTGCTTCTTCTGCCATTGCTGCCTCTTCTGCTGCAACTTTAGCAGCGAGTTCTGCTGCTATTCTATTTGCTTCTGCATTGGCTGCAGCAAGTTCTGCAAGTCTGTTTGCTTCCGCCTGTGCTGCTGCTGCTTGTTGTGCAATCAATGCTGCTGTTTCTGCTTGTATCCTTGCTGCTTCTGCTTGTTGTGCTGCTGCTTGGGCTGCAACTTGTGCTGCAATTTCTGCTTCAGTTGGTCCAGTAGGTGCTACTGTAACTGGCCCTGGTGCTGGGGTTGGTGTTGTTACAGTTGCTGTTTCGCTAGGGGTTGTAACTGTTGTTGTTTCAGGTGTAGGCGTTGTTACAGTTGATGTTTCAGAAGGACTAGGGGTTGGTGTTGGTGAAGGCTCTGGGGCAGGGGCCACATATGTAGAACCAGTAACAACATTTGAATTTGCAGAGTAAAGGGCAAATGTATCGTTGTCTGATCTAATATGAAATGACCAGACTGTTCCTGCTGGCATAAGTCCATCTAGCAAGGAATGATCAATTGTTATTGTTGTATTTAAAGAATTTGGTCCGCCAACATTTCCAGTAGCAATTCCCCAGCCATTGCACCCAGAACAATTAAAACCAATCGCATATCTTTCTGGTTGTGTGTTTCCAGTATCAGGTTCTTCCCAATTTAATACTGTTGATGTATCGCTGCTTACTATAGTTAAATTTCTTGGAGGTCCTATTGTTTTTACTACTGGGGCTGCTTGAGATGTAAATGCTGATGCTGGAATGATATCCATAGATCCAGACTGATCCCAATGAAGGAATACATTTGCTCCCCCGCCATTTTCGTAGTACATTAACTCTATGGTCTTTGGGACTCCTGCTGTAAAGGATATTGGGTCACTTGTAGTTCCTCCGCCACCTTTGTCATACCAGTCATTTGTTATATTAATACCATCAATGTAAAGTTTAGTCCCATCGTCTGCTGTGGCTAAAAATGATATATTTTGAGTAGTATTGCTGCGGATTGACCCCGTAAATCGTACGATAACGTCCTCTGACGGGCCACCTAAGACGCTACCACTACCCCATTGGAAGTCAATGTTGGGTACGTTTGTAGTTAGGACTGGAGAGGCTCCCTGTGGAATATAAGGAGCACCATTTTGTCCCAGCACATTATATACTTGAGCAGTCAAGCCTTCTGTTGCGTGGGCTTTGTCAAGACCTATAAGTAGGGGAAGTAGAGCCAGTGATAGCACCAGTGATACTCTTAATAATTTTTTAATACCTCTTCCCCCTTGCAGACCTGATGTCTGATAGGGTTATTATATCATTTTATTGCACAAAAAAGGCAGGGAACTTATGTTACCCTGCCCTTAATGTTGGATTAAATTACTTCTTTAGTGCAACCTTAGCCTTTGGATTAGCCTTGTTCCACTTTGTAGCCAACTTGTTATAGTCAGCCTTTGCTTTTGCTTTTGCTGCGTCTGAAAGAGTCTTAGCAGTTAGCGCCTCTGCTGAAGCAGTAGCCTTAGCAAGCAAAGCGTCTGAAAGAGCCTTATCTGACAGCACCTTGTCAGCCTTAAGTGTTGCAACTTCTGCTTTAAGACTGTCAAATATTCCCTGCATTGCATTGATCTGTGCAGCAAGTGATGCAAGAGTAGCGTTTGTGCTAGAAGAAGAATTTGACACTCTTGCGTTAGCAGTTACTAAAACTTGACCAGCAAGTGGCAATGATGCTCCACCTGTTGCTGAAATAGTGACAGTGTTTTCTGTCAAAGGCATAAATACCTTGTATGACTTAACTGTATCTGTATCAGTTGTAACCGATGTTGCTGTAAGAACATCTGAACCTGAACCAAATGCATAGGTTGAAGTGATTCCACCTGTAGCAAATAGATTAGCATGAGTCTTTCCAGATACTGGAAGTCCTGCTGCATCAAGAACCTGTACCTTAAGGGTTGCTGCTTCTCCTGGAAGGTATACTTCCTTATCAAATGACAACTTAACTGTTGATACTGCTGATTCTACACGAGCAGCAACTGGAACAGAAACAATAGTTCCTGTTGAGTTCTTTACTGTAATAGTTGCTGATCCTGCCTTGATGCCAGTAACTGTAAATAGTGCTTCACCGTTTACAATTGTTGCTGCTGTACCTGAATCAGATACTGTTGTAATATCGCTTGAATAAGCGTAAAGTGTTCCAGCACCGACTGTTACGCCTGATGCATCCTTTGCAACTGCCTTTACAGTAGTTGTATTTGCTCCAACTGCGATAATAGGCTTAACTGAAGTTGCTACTATTGTAACAATATCTCCGTAGAATGTTACTTGCTCTGTTGCAATTACTGTTCCTGTAAGTGTTGAAAGAGTGATTGTTCCAACTCCTGCTGTCCCGTCAGCAAATACACCAATGTAGTTTCCTGTAGGAATTACCAGTGAACGACCAAGAGCAGAGATGGTTGTAGCGTTTGTGCCATATCCAATCAAACCTGTTCCTGAAACTGTTGCAAGAATTGATTCAGTTGCTGGACCGCCTGCTGCATTCCTAGGAGTAACAACAATAACTGCTGCTGCATCTGTAGATGTTGCCTTTGCTGCATAAACTGAAGCATCTGTTGTTGCACTTGTGACTTCTCCTGCATTTAGGATTGATGTTGTAGTTGAAGCAGATGGAGTTATATCCGCTGCCCTAACTGTTACTGTCCAAGATGCTGTTGGTCCATTGACTGGGCTAGTTGTTAAAATCTTAGCCTCATATGTTCCTGCTACTGTTGGAGTGCTCAAAGTTACCAAAAACTTTGCTGTTACATATGTTGGAGTATTAATTGTTGAATTAATATTTGCTAAAACATTACTGCCTGCAATTACTACTGAGGCTGTTGATGTTTCTAGAAGTGATAGGGTTGCAGACTTTGCTGATCCCGCTGGTTGTGAAAACATAGCAGAGATCACTGTTGCAGTGTCTGCTGATGTTTCTGAAATAAATGACAATGTTACTACTGCTGTTGCGGTATCTCCAGCGACCACAACATCTGTTGCTGAGTCAATTGTTAGAGTTGGTGCATTAACAGCAGCACTTGTCGGAAGTGCTGTTAGTACGCCAAAAGACATTGCTGCAGCGATGCCTAGGGCGATTTTTTTAAATGAATTCATTTTGCTCCTTATTTATAATAGATTGAATCTATCCAAATAGTCTTTTACATCATTTGGCATAGGTTTATATTGTATCACATTGTTGTTATTGGTGTCAACCTGCTTAGGTCGATCACTAATAGTATGGACTTCAACCACTTGGTTTTGGTCCTTTGGGGTATGTGATATTGCCCCAAATATTGCTCCACATACAGCATCTGCTAAGTCCTTAGACTTTTTACGTGGGTGGTCAACTCTATTATTTTTCATTATTTTTAACTGTGTTAATTCATCAAATAAAAGTTCTATAGATGGCATAGCAAGTCTTTCTTCATATACTAACATTGCCATATCTTCATAATGTTTTTTAGCAACAGAAACAGTATCAGTTCTCATTCCTACTTGTTTTAATTCATTTTGAATGTCAAAGGACTGCCAACGGTCAAATGAAACCATTCCAATATTAAAACCAAGTCTTCTAAGGTTTTGAATCCACTGTTTTACCTCTGAAAGGTTTACTGGTCCTTCAATCTTTGGCTCCCACCAGGCTACTGCATCTACTACCACAATTGGGGCTACTTGTTCATAATTATTAATTACTTGGATATTTACCCATTTATCTACGTGAGCAATTGCAACTGCACACTTGTCGTGCTTTTGTGCAAGGTCTGCGTGTACATAATAAACCTTGTCTGGATCTGGCTTAAATGATTCGTCAAACCTTTTAAATGTATCTACTGGGTTTCTTAATGTCATGCAGGATCTTACCTTTTCTACCTGCTTAAAAAATGCATCAGAGGCAAATGTTGGAACACAGGCAAAGCGCATCATTGCATCTCCAAGGTCTGTCATAAATGCAATCATAAAGTCATCAATCTTACGAGTAGGGTTTACTTCCCATGTAGGTCTTTTTAATGCAAATACTCCTGGGTACTTGTATGAAATGATTTGATCTTCATCCCAGGAAATTTCAAACGAGTTGTCTGGACTATCTTCTGGAAGTAGTGGGTTAATAGTAAACTTGTGTGTTCTTTCTATTACTTCTTTTTCAGCAATAACATCATCATACTTTTCTGAAATAAAGTCACCTGGATATCGTGGGAATGAAAGCAAAACAACCTTTCCTAAATCAGGGAAGCGAGAGTCTACTGATCCACGAAAAGCCTTATATATATTGTCAGCAGTTTTTCCTTGTTCATTTCCAGTGTTAACCTCAGAAGCAAAGCCAGAAATCTCATCAAGGACTGCAAGCAACAAGTTCAAACCCTCATGTGACTCACGCTCTGAGTGACCAGAGTAAACAGTGATTGATTTATCAAACTCAATAGAGTCAGCCTTTGCATAATACTTTCCTATAAACCAAGGAGATCTTTCAATCTTAGATTTAAACCCTTTAAAGAAAACATTCTTTGCTTGTTGTGCGTTAATAGCAACGTTAATCAAGTCAATAGCATCTCCAGATGGCTTACCAAAATACTTTGCTGGATCTTTTAAACATAGTAGTTTGTATACAATATATGCACAGGCTACTGTTGATACGAAATCTTTTCCAGATCCCTTGCCAAGTTGCAAGATAATTTCATTCTTTGTATATTTATTATAATACTGAGTACCTTTTTCTTCACCAAGCATATTGATTACATCTTCTTTGCGATAGATTTGACTCATCGCCTCAACAATGTCATATTGAATATCTGAAAGCGGGGGCTGTCCAAGATAGGCTTCTCCTTCAACGAATGTTTTTGCATCCACAGGTATCTCTTGAAAATGATCATCCTGCAGTGCTTCAAGAAACTCATTGAACATCGTGGACAACTGTAATCACCTCATTATCTTTTGCAAATGAAGATAGCCTACGCATAATCTGATCACGAATTTCTGGATGCTCAGAAGCAATATCTTTTAATATTGAAACAAGTATCTCTTGTCTCTTTTCAATTTCCATCATCTCTTCTGCTAACTCTTTGTTTTCAAGTAGTCCAGCCTTTTGTAGCATGTCAATTCTTTTAGACTCAATATCCATAACAAGTTTAATTCCAGCAGTCTTAGCGCTAAGATTATTAGTCATAGATGCTTCATCAATAACTTCATATGTGCGAGATACAAGTTTGCTGTAGTGAGTGTCTGCTGCTGCAAGTGCTTCTTTTGCACGAGCACGAATAGCGTCGTTAGCAGATGCCATAACCTTCCACTCATTAATAAGAGTTACAACCCTTTGTCTTGGTATTGCGAGTTGTTTTGAAATTACTGTAGGGTCATTGCCTTTAAGGTATTCTTCTACCACCTGATTAACTTGATCCAAGTGCTTAACTAAATCATCTTCAGTTGACATACTTACCCTCTAATCTATTTATCTCATCTTTTATGTAGAAGATTGCCTTCTCAAGATCTTGAATTGTTTTTGATTCATCCTTAATTCCTGCTCGCCATAAATACTTAAATGCATTGCCAATATTAAAGTTACGATGACGAGTAATCTGAATGCACTCTACTCCAGATGGGTCTGTTGTATAGTGTGTTGGATGATTAACTTGATCAACCGTTATGTTTAGATTTTCACTCATCGTCTTCCTCCCAGTTAAATGAATCAGGTACCGCTTTAAGTATAGCAGTTGCATATGCAAAACCGACTGCTGTTATTAATGATAAAACAAATAGTAAATATTTTACTTTTTTCATCGCCGTGATTTCCTTAATCCAAATTTAGCAAGGTACACGTAGATAGTTTCTAAACTTACTCCACATTCCTTGGCAATTTCTTCTGGAGACTTTTTATCTACAAGATAGCGCTTACGCATAAAAACCTCACTTACATATAGTTTAGCAGCCATGATATTATTTGTCAACTCCTGATTCAAAAATATCATAGTTATATGCGTTTGAATCTTCTAATACCCACTTATCATAACTCTCAACGTCCCATTTATTTGTATTCACAAGCCTGTGAAGTAATAGGCTTTGTTTTGTTACAAATGATGGTTCATATAGTTTAACTCGATTGTTAGGTTGAATAGCAAAGTTTCCGTCATCTCTTTGAATTACATGCCCACATTTGTGCTGGCCTGGATTTTCAGAATATCCATCATCTAAAATATTTGAATCTGGGTTATGCCAGTCAAGAGTAAATAAATACTTTCCAGGAACATTTTCTTTTTCTCTGTTAAGATAAGACATTCTCATGTTGACTAAGTTTTGAAATTTAGTTACAGCCACGTGTGGGGAAAATGAATTCCATAGGACAAGGTTATAGATAGGCTCTTCAGGGACTCCTGGCTTAGTACAAAAAGCATTGATTGGCATTCTCCACCATAGACCGCCATCTTCCATTAAGAAATGAAACAAGGGACTTCTTCCTTTAACACTTGAAACTCCAAATATAACGCATGGGAAATACTGATCGTGACTATCTTCCTGATCTCTTAAAAAGTTTCCACGTACGTAGCATTCTATCGGTGGGATGTTTGCATTTAACTCTGGCATTATTCAGTTCCTCCCACTGCCTTATTCCAATTTTTCATTGCCCAATGACCAATTCCACAGGCATCTGCAATATCATTATCATCTATATTTCTATCATATTGCATATTGATAAACTTAATTGTTCTTTGTTTCCTTAGTTCTCTTTCATGTGTTTTAAGCCATGACTCTGACTTCCCTGGATTTTGTGACTTAATAAATAGTTTCTCATCTTTAGATATCTTTTTGTTTCCAATAAAGTTTTGCCAAGTTATTGGGGCTACTTTACCTATTACCTTGGTTCCTGTCTGTCCTGCTGATCCAAGGATTGCACCCTGAACTAATGCAAGGTCAGCAGCAGTTTTAGGACTATTCATAAATACTGTGTGCTCAATTACTATTGCCTCAAAGCCACCATAATAGTCAAGGAAAAGTTTAACCTTTTGCCCTGCATCCATAACCTTTTCGTAAGTATCTTTTCCTTTAAATGTAATTTTTCCTACCACTCCCAAAGTTTTTTGTTGGGTATCAAAAATAGCAAAGGCAAGACTATTAGTGCTTGCATCAATAGCACAAATAGTATTTGGGATTTTTGTCCCTATTGCCTCTGCTAGTTTCATTTTAAATTATCCTTAATTGCTTTAAGCGCTTTTGCCACATCGGATGGATTGATATTGCACTTTGCACAAAGACTTTCATCATTGTATATTGATAAAGCCTCTTTACAAGATTTGCAATTTCTTTCCTTACCTTTTCTTTTTTGTCTTCTAGAAATTATATACCTTGCAGCAATTTTTTCTTTTGTCGACAGTTCTCTACATTCTGGTGAACAGTATATTTGATAAACTATATCTGTTTCAAACTTTTTATCACACCATTGACAATGTTTCATCTATCGGCTCCATGGACTTTAGTTTAAAGTCTCCCTTGCCAGCCTCTGCACATGCCTTTTTAACTGGACATGATTTGCAAATTTTTGAATTTGAGCGATAGTTCTTTTCAGGAAGGGTTCTGTCGACCCATGCCTTACGAACTGATCTCATCCATTCAAACGTCTGGTCTACCCACCGACGATAATAATCATTTACTTCTACTGGAAGAATAAGCAGTTCATGGTTGTTTTTGTTCTCGTAAATAAGAACTGCTTTAGGCTTCTTAAGAATTTTCATATAGATAAGTAACTGGACCAAGTGACCAGTCTTTGGTTTATTATGTGCCTTGCGATATTCAAATCCTTCATTCATCATTGTTTTAATTTCACCAAGGAGTTCTTCTCCCTGCCAATTAACAATAACATCCCCATAACCAAAGATCGGTGGATCAGAGTGAGTAATCTTAAACTCTGAATCTACAAGGAAACCATCTGGTACGTTACCCATTGCTTCCTGAATTCTTTCGTGAGACTTGGTTCCTGCAGTCATATTTGCTGCGCTGTATGGAGTTGCGTCGTCCTCAAACATTTGTCCATCAAATGCTAAATACCAATATCTTGGGCACTCTCCGTGTCCATAGGCAATAGTAGAAGGCGCAAAAGTTTTCTTCTGAGTCTGCTTATCAATGCGATTAACAGTATATCCAGACTGAATTTTTTCAGTCAAACCAGCCACATCTATTGGATGTATTGGTGCCTTTTCTTGCTTAACCATAATTTGTTGCAATAAACTTTTTGTCATATTTTACTCGTTTCTATTAGTATAAGTATAGCATATTAGCGAGTAATATACTTTAGCGCAGATACTAAATTGTTTAACGACTCTGCTGCCGTGTAGTAAATATTCTTCTTTCCACGATCTGATTTGTCTACATTTGCCATCCATGTGGCTTTAAATGCCATCTTTGCAGCAATTGCCTGAAGCCTTACAATCTCTACGTGAGCCACATTGATTGGAATATCTGGCTTAATAATTAGTTTAGCAATCATAGTGAGTGCAACTGTAAGTTCTTCATCCTGCATGTAGTCTGCAATCTCTGCAAGACCATTAACCATATCTATTGTTGTTACTTGTTGCTCCATTATTCCTCCACTAGATCTTCTAAGATACTCATTTCAATTATAGCAAGCCTGACTTTAGAGTTACCCTCGCCCATCACGACAACTATGGCAGGGTCTTTACTATTCTTCATAGCATCAGTTGTGGCCTTCGCCCAAACCTCTTTATTTAATGTGAATGACTTTCCTACTTCTTTAAAATCTACAACAAAATTTTTCCAGGAAGCATCTCCCTTTTGCATATTGCGTCCAGAATTTTTGTGCTGCTTAGCACCAATCCTTTTGGACTCACTCTTCTCCGTCAAAATCGCTCTTCTTTCTTCTTCCAAGATTAACCTTGCTTAGGTGTTTATCTTTACACATCCACGTCATTTCTTTTGTTTCTGCATAAAGTCTTAAAGATGTAACTTCTGACTTACATTCGTGACACAAAAACTTTCCGTGATAGACAGTATAACTAGGCATTTAGTTTAGCCTTGATTGATTCTTGCAAGTCAAGATCCTCTCTTACACGATTAATAAATGCTTCTTTACCCTGAACTTTTCCTCCGTCAGGTAAGATGTACCAAGCGCCAGTACGTTCTACAATACCATTTAGTTCTGCTGTAGTAACCAAATCACCAATGGTATCAAGACCAATATCGTCACCTCTAAAGTAAAAATCATACTCACCAGATTGGAACCCTGGAGAGGTTTTAGAGAACTGGAGTTCCCACTTAATAGTTCTACCAACTTTTTCTTCAATTAGTTTATCTCCTACTTTAATTTTTCCTTTAATCGCTTGATTGTCGGACTCGGAACTAAATAACTTAACAATGCAAGAAGAATAAAACTTAGTAGCCTGACCACCAGAAGGCTGCTGGCTAGTATACATAGCGTTAATATTATTACGAGACTGGGAAATAAGAACAAGAAGAGTAGGCTTAACCTTGTTGTTAGCATAATTAAGCATTTTCCATGCGTTACTAAAGTCACGAGATTCCGCTCCAATCTGCTTAGTATTTTCCAAAGCCTTCATCTCATCAGTATCTTTTTCAAAATAGATTGCTGGAAGCATTGATGTAATAGAGTCTACCACAATTAGGTCTACCCCTGCGTTCATTAGTCCAACACCAACATCTACCATATCACTAATTGTTCTTGCTTGTGAGTAGATTAGTTTTTCTGGGTCTACCCCAAGAGTTCTGGCCCAATCTTCTGAGTACGACATCTCTGAGTCAATCCAAGCACATAACTTTCCTTCGGCTTGGGCTAAAGCAATCATCTGAAGGCACATAGAAGACTTTGCAGAGGACTTTGACCCCCATATAAGAACTTGTCTACCATAAGGAAGACCACCTCCTAAAGCACGGTTTAAACCAAAACTAGGGGTAGGCTGATATTCATAGTTAACCCCTACTCCACTGCCCAATCTTTTTCTTAACTTGGGGTCTAACTGTGCTAACGCTTCTTCGATACTAACTGACATGTACATCCTCCAATGTTACTGTTCCGTCTTTTGTTTTACCAAAACTAAATTTATATGCTTTACCTTCTTCAATATGCATGTATGCTTTTGCAAATGATGTAGGGAATACTGTAATGGAATGAAGATCTCTGCTTGTATCTGCTAATGTAAGAGACGCCATTTTCTTTCCTGTTTTTGTAATCCTTGGTTTAAAGGATACCACAAACATTTCTTCTTCTGTAAAAGGAAGTTGTTTATAACTTAAGAACCTTACAAGTGCATTCGTAGATCCTTTTATTTCATCAGCAGGAATTGCAGAAACAATCCTATTATCATTACAAAGAACCAAGTAAGTACGGCCAGTCTCAATGGTCGTTCCCTCTTCATCAAATATACCAACACTCCCAGTTTTGTCCAAAATTTCAACTCGTGACCATCCTGTTCCTCGTTTAATTGCTTTAACCATTCCAAGTAATATGTAGGATCCCTTTTCTTCAAATGCATCTACATCTTGTATAAATGCATAATAGTGAGAAGGAATTGTAATATTAAACTCTGGAAGGTTTAAGTACTCGTATAAGTTCTCTTTGATCTGATTATCATTTCTAGGATTATCATTAAAGGTTAGTGCTCCAACCATATTCATAGCCTGAAGTGCACGACTATTAACTCCATTACCCTTAGTAAAAGTAAACTCTTCTACTTCTTTAAATGTTTTAAAAGGTCTTGCTGCAATATATTTTTCTGCAATATTGCTAGAAATATATTTAATACCAGTTAGTCCAAACCTAATTCCTTTACCTTCAATCTTAAAGTCAAAGTCTGAATCGTTAATATGAGGTAACTTTACAGGAATACCCATACGCTTTGCCTCAATTAGATATTCGGTTCTATTGTCTTTATCCTTTTCATTTTTAAGAAGGGCAAACATAAACTCTAATGGATAATAGTATTTTAGCCACGCCGTCCAATACGAGAGCGTAGAATAAGCAACCGCATGAGACTTGTTGAACGAGTATCCCGCATGCGCTTCAAAGTCATGCCATAAATCAAGAGCCTGATTGGGACTAATAAAAGCAGAAGCACCTTTAACAAACCTGTCTTTGAACTCATCAAAGTCTTTAGCATCTTTTTTCTTTCCAATGATCTTTCTAACTTTATCTGCTTCCGACATGGACATCTGTCCAAGGTGTACGCATGCCTGCATAACTTGTTCCTGGTAAAGAATGCAACCATAAGTGTCCTCCGTAAATGGTTTCATAACTTGGTGACTATAAGAAACATTCTGC